GGTGGCGTTCGGTTCGCCGGGCACCAACTTGCGCTTCGACTGGCACGAGGAAACCCGCGACAACGGCGACAAGGTGGTCATCACCACGTCCAGCATCTTCGGCATCAAGAAGGTGACATGGAACATCGACGGCACGAACAACGACTTCGGCGTGTTCGCGCTCGATACCGCTGCTGCCAACCGCTGATAGGAGTTGAACATGGCATTCACCAACACCAACAACCGCCTGGAGGGCCGCCTGCCGACCATCTTCCCGGCTGGTAGCGAAGTGGTCGCCCAGCGCGATGAGATCGCCCTGGTGTCGGCCGACCTGGACGCGAACGATGCGGGCGCCGTGTCGATCCTGCCCGCGGGCTGCGTGCTGGTCGGCATCACCTACGACTCGGACGATCTGGACACCAACGCCTCGCCGACCATCACCGCCTCGGTGGGCGTTATGAACGCGGCCGACAGCGATCTGAATACTGTGCTGGCCTCGGGTATCACGGCCAGCCGTGACGGTACCGCCGTGCACCTGGTCACGCCGACCATGCTGCGTCTGGCCGCTTCGACCAGCGACCGCAAGATCGGTGTCAAGTTCACCGCGGCAGCGGCCACCAAGCAGGCCGGCACCGTGGGGCTGACGCTGCACTACCGCGCGGCCTGATCGGGTTGTCTCCAGTGGGGAAGGGCGCTGACTGAAGCGCCCTTGTGGGGGCGGCCGGACTGACCGCCCCCTTTTCTTTGAAGGAAAGCCGTGAAGCTGCAAACCAACATCCCCCCGCGCCGCGATGGCACGGTGGCTGTTCTTGGCCAGGACCGCCAAACCTATGTGTTTGCGGCGGACGACGAGGGCCTTCTTTCTGCGGACGTGGCCGACGAGGCGACGGTGGCCGCGCTGCTGGCGACGGGCCACTTCTGGCCTGCCGATGCCGACGACGCCCAGCAGGCGCTGGCGCTGGTGAAGCAGGCGCAGGGCGACGACGATGACGAGGACGACGACGAGCCCGAGGACGCGCTGCCGGTGGAGGCCAACACTGCACCGAAGCGCCGCGGCCTTCCCCGCAAGGCGGAGTAAGCCGTGGCGACCTGGGACGCTTGGTTTCCTTACGTTCTGGTTCATGCGCCGGCCGCGCCGGATCCGCTGGTGCGCCAGGCGCTGTGCCGCGCGTCCCGGACGTTCTTTCGCCGCACCCGCGCCTGGATGGAATGGCTCGATGCCAATGCCACCCAGGCCGGCACCGGCCGCGAATACGACTTTGAACTGCCGTCGCAGTCCGAGCTTCTGCGTGTCGAGCGCGCCACCGTGGGCGGCCGGCCGATGGAAGTCCAGTCCTACCGCGATCGCAGCAGCGACTGGGCCACGAACCCCCAAGGCGATCGGGCACTGGTGACACGCGATCTGGTGACGTTCGTCTTGACCGGTGACTTTGGCGCGGGCGAGCTCGTGCAGGTGCAGGCTTCGCTGATCCCCAAGCGCAATGCGACGGGCATCCCCGATCACCTGGCCGATCGCTACCTGGAGCCGATCGCCGAGGGCGCAAAGTCGATCCTGTTCATGACGCCGGAGACGCCGTACTTCAAGCCGGACCTGGCGGCCGTGGCCAACCAGGTGTTCGAGCAGGCCATCGCCATGCACGGGGTCGATGTTTACCGCGGCCACACGTCGTCCGTGCCGCGGGCTCAAGTGAAGTGGTGCTAAAGGAGTTTTGACATGCCCATCGCCGCTCAATCCATCATCCGCCGCTGCGTCGAGACGCTGCAAGACACGACCTCCATCCGTTGGCCGGTGGCGGAACTCGTCCGCTATCTCAACGACGGTCAGCGGGAAGTGGTTCTGTACCGTCCTGACGCGATGGTCACCAACGCCACCCGGTCACTTGTCGCCGGCAGCCGCCAGACTCTGCCCACCAATGGCGCCAAGCTGATCGAGGTGATTCGCAACACCAGTGGTCGAGCGGTCCGTCTGATCAACCGGGAGATTCTGGACGCCCAGATCCCCGGATGGCACAACCTGAACGGAACCACGGAAGTCCTGCACTACATGTACGACCCGCGCGACCCGAAGGTGTTTTATGTGTACCCGCCCGCTGCACCCGGCGCGTCGCTGGAGATCGTGTACGCGGCCTATCCGACCGACATCGCGGAGCCAGAAAGCGGCGCCACTTTCTCTGCTGTCACGGGGAACATCGGTCTCCCGGACATCTACGGCAACGCGCTGCAAGACTACATCCTGTACCGGTCCTACGCCAAGGACTCGGAGTACGCAGGAAACCTGCAACGGGCACAGGCGCACTACGCCGCCTTTGCCAACGCGCTAGGCATAGAAATAAAGGCTACTGTCGCTGTGGCACCCAACCCTGTCGGCAACCCAAACCGGCAGCCCGTCAACGTCCAGGTGTGAGGTAAACCATGTCTAAGTCGAACACTTTTGAAAACGATCTGCTAAAGCTGATCTTCAACGGTACGCCGATTCCGAATCTGGCGGACAACGCCGCAAGTTCGCCGCTTACGAATCTGTATGTGGCGCTTCACACAGCCGACCCAGGCGAAGGTGGCGGCCAGAGCACCAACGAGGTGGCGTACACGGGCTATGCGCGCGTAGCGGTTACGCGGTCTACCGCCGGGTGGGTTGTTACTGGTAACTCAGTAAGCCCCGCTACAAACATCGAGTTCGGAGAAATGACCGGCGGAACCCCAGGTACTGCGACGCACGCTTCGATCGGCACGGCTGCTACCGGCCCAGGTAAGATTTTGTACAAGGGCGCGCTCACACCGACTATTGCTTACAACCTTGGTGTCGTCCCGCGCATAAAGACGACCTCCACCATCACGGAAGACTGATGTCAGATGATCGCTGAGCTTTTAGGCGGCGAAGTTTTATTGTCTGAACTGCTTAGCGGGGGCAGCTTCGTTAGGCAGGCGGACGTATTTACTTCAGCTTCGGCGTCGTCGGACGTAAGCGGCTCAGCTTTTTCCAATAGTTCTACAGCACCTACTGCTGGGTCTTCAGCGCAGCTAAACGGCAGTTCACTTTACCAGTCTTTGCTAAGCGCTAGCGCCGGATCGAGCCCAAGCATTGTAGTCGCTAACGTAAATGCGGGGTTTGTAGAATCTTTTGGTTCTGGCGATATAGTTCTTGCTGGCGGCAGCGACAGTAATACCACACTGCTCTCTTCGGCTGGCGCTGCCAGACAGATGTTCACTGAGCTTTTGGGCGGCGAAGTCCTATCGTTCGAATTGCTTAGCGGTGACAGCCCAGTTTCAGTGTCGTTTGTTTCCGGTGCTTACAAACACTCGCCGTTTTTCGCTCAGTCGCCTTCGTCAGCGGAGTTTGACGCAGGTAGCTACTTTTTGTCTGATGCAACCGCGTATGCGTTCTCGTACACCAACCTTCCGTCCAACGAAGTAAAACTCGGCATACTATACGCCGATGCCAAGTCAGGCGCGTCGTATAGCGTGATTGGCGTGCTACAGTACGCTCCAACACCGGATGTCTCGCGCCCGTTAGAGGTAAGGTACATGTACAGACCGCAAGAGGTGAGGGCGGCGCAGGCTGTGAAGTAGGAGAGATTTATATGATCCTTGGAACGTTTTACAAGCAGCCGTCGGAAGTCAAGGACTACACCATCTCATACTCTGACTGGTTGGCCGGAACCGGAGATTCTGTCAACGATGCAACCGCTACGGTTGTCTGTACGTCAGATCAGACGGATACTGCGCTGGTAGTCAATAACATCTACATATCCCCGACTTCGGTAACAGTGTGGTTGTCTCGCGGTACGGACAGGCGCAAATACAAAGTCACCGTGCAAGCTAGTACTGTAGGCGGTAGAGTTGACGAGAGCGAGTTTTTGGTTGTCGTAAAGGACTACTGACATGCCTCAGAAGTTTTCAAACAAGGCCCGATCGCAGCTACTTGCTGCGATCTCGTCGGCGGACACGTCGTTTTCGGTAGTTGCTACCGACGCTGGTCTGTTTCCTACTGCTAACGTAGGCACCGGCACATTGCCTTCTGCCCCAGGAGACTGGTTCAAGGCCATCATAGAAGACAGTGACGGCTACGAAATCGTATATGTGCGCACCCGCTCCGCTGGGTCAAACGTGTTTAGCAACGTGCTGCGCGGTCAGGAAGGCACGACAGCCAGGAGTTTCCCAGCCGGGGCTGTTGTCGGGCTGCGAGTGACAGCACAAGACGCTGAGACGGCAGCAAAGGTTCCTGATCTGCAAGCGCAGATTACCGGGCTGGCCAGCTCCAAACTCGATGTAGCCGCAACTTCGTTTGGCGGCAACGCCGCCACCGCCACCAAACTCCAAACCGCCCGCACCCTCACCATCGGCGACACCGGCAAGAGCTTCGACGGGTCGGCCGATGTGTCGTGGTCGCTATCTGAGATTCTTGGCGTCGGCACCGACATGGTCGACATGAGCCATACCGCCATCATGCAGGCCCTGGGTCTGGTCAGCATGGCCAACGCCAGCATCGATGCCCTGCGCTTTGGCCCGCTGCAGCAACAGGGCGAGCTGCTCATCCGCAATCGCGGCGTGGTGGGGGGCTGCGCGATTACCAGGTCCACCACGGCGGCGCGAAATCTGCACATCGCGGCCGGGCGCTGCTTTGCAGGCGGTAACGTCTTCACGGTGGCGCAGCAAGACAACGCCGCCAGCGTGCCGCCCAACACGGGAGGCACGGCAGTCATGGTCTCGGCCTACCTGTACCCGCACAGCAGCGGCACTTATAAGCTGGCCGTCACCGCCATCGGCCAGTCTGTGCCGGACAACGGCATCGAAATCTACCGCCTCACCATCCCGGCGGGCAGCACCGACGCCACCGATCCCTATCTTGCCAACGTCACGCTCACCGACGTGCGCCGCATCGAGCCCGGCTACCCTGAACTGCTCGACAGCCCGCCCTCGGTGTCGCTCGCCTTCGCTCGCCCCATGCGCGGCACCGACTGGCGTATGGACATCGACGTGGTGTCGGCCACCGGCGCGCCCTGCCGGGCCGACCAGATCGTCATCACCAGCCGCGCCACCAACGGCTGCACGCTCACACTGGGCAGCGCCGCCGACGACGTGCGCATCCGCTGGCAAACCACCCGACTGCACGACTGACCTCTAAAGGAGACCCACCATGCCCACGATCACCATGATTCAACCCGGCGCGCGCGTCGCGCCGTTTGCCGTCACCGACGCGGCTCTCACCATCGGCGATGTGGTCGTTACTTTCGCTGACGAGCAGCAGGACACCTCCGCCGAGGTCGTCATCCGCCACTCCGCTGCGGGATTTGCCGTGGGCAGCGATGACGGCGCCATCGTCGCTGTCGTGCGCATCCCGGCACGGCAGTATGTCGAGACTGAGGGCGGCACCGACCCCATGAGCGGCGAGCCAGCCAGCGCCCGCGAAGCGCTGCCGCTGGATACCAACGCCGTCACCATCGAACTTTGGCCCTTTGCCGGCTGATCTGAGCAGGAGACCTGACCATGCCCACTATTTTCATCCGCGACGAACTGCGCGCCGCTGTCGAAGCCGCCACCGGCGGCCTGTGCACCGTCCACTACACGAAATCCGGCCAGCCGAGCTATTTTCGCTGGATCCAAAAGGTCACGCTGGGCGCCATCGATGCTTCGCTCGGCAGTGGCGTGCACCCGGCTTTTATCGTCGATGGCATCGAGCGCGACGGCATCTGGATCGGCATGTATCCGGGTGTTGTCAAAAACGGCGAATTGCTGAGCCTGCCTGGGGTCGATCCAACCGTCAGCCAGCCCTACACCTACTTCGTCAACGCCGCCCGTGCGTGCGGCGCTGGCTTCCACGTCATGACCAACGCCGAGTGGGCGGCGGTGGGCCTGCTGACCGCCAAGAGCGGCCCGCAGCCGCGCGGCAACACCGACTGGGGTCGCGCGCATGACGCCACCTGGGAGGCCGCCCGCCGCGTGGATGCGGGCACGCCTGGCAGCACCTCTGGCACCGGACGCACGCTCACCGGCACTGGCCCTGTCACTTGGCGGCATGACGGCACGCCTGCCGGGATCGCCGACATTGTTGGTAATGTGTTGGAATTCACCCCCGGCCTGCGCCTGGTGGATGGCGAAATTCAAATCCTCGACAACAACAACGCCGCGACCGCCAGCCTGTTCGACGACAGCGCTCCGTGGAAGGCCATTCTGCAAGATGGCGCGCTGGTTGCCCCAGGCACGGCTGGCACGCTCAAGCTCAACTCGCCCAGCGCGTCCAACAATGACACCACTGCGGTCAACCTCGGCGCCCCGACCATTGCCACCAGTGTGACCAATTACACCGGCCCGGCAGGGGATAGCAATCACAGCTACGACTATTGCTACACATCGTTCGCCTCGTTGTCCGCCGCAACGGGTGTTACCGTCCCTGCCATCATGCGCGCCCTCGCGCTGGCCCCGCTGTCATCGCCGGCGCTTGCAGGAGGATTCGGGGTGCGCAACAACGGCCTGCGCTATCCGTTCCGCGGCGGGAGCTGGAACAGCGGCGCGAATACCGGCCTCGGCGCGCTGAACCTGATTCTCCCCGCGTCGAGCGCGGCCAGCAACTTCGGCGCCCGCCCGGCGAAGGTGTAATGAGCCACGACGTGACGGGTCACGAGCCAAGCGCCGCGCCGACGCGCGGCGCGTCACTGCCGCAGGCGTATGTGGAGTTGCTGAGCAGGCTGGAGGATATGGACGTGTACGTGCACCAGATCACGCAGCACTGGCCGAAGTGGGAGCGACACGGTCTCGCGGCACAAGTGCGCTACATGGACGATTTCGTGCTGATTGCGCCAGACAAGACGACCGCCGCCTGCTGGCTTGACGCCATCGCCGACGAGTTGGCGGCGCTTGGCCTGCGCCTCAACCCCAAGAGTGGCTACTGGCCGCTCAAGCGCGGCGTGGACTTCTGCGGCTACCGCATCTGGACGACGCACATCCGCCCTCGCCGCCGCGCCATCCGTACCTGGAAAGCGCGCTTTCGTCGCCTGGCTGACATGCTCAACCGCTTTGTTTTGAGGAGCGTCTCATGCTGACAATCACCAGCCACACTCTCGTCATCGACGACCAAGCTATCCCGCTGCCGCATCTGACTAAGCCCGCTACGGTGCGCGTGTGGCGCGTGCCGACGGAATACCGCGAGAATGGGTTGTTTGTAGCTACGACACCTATCGGTGATCCAGAGGAAGTGCCTGCATGTGATCTGCGTCAATGCAAGTACCTTGGCGAAGCTCAGCTTGATCCGCACCCCGACGCGATGCTCGCTGAAGCCAAGGCCACCAAGAAACGCCAGATCGAAGCAGAGCGCGATGCGGCATGTGAGCAACCAGTGACGGCCCTTGGGCGCACGTGGGACGCAGATAAGCGCAGCCAAGAGCTACTGAACGGCGCGATCGCGTTGGCACAGGCGGGCGGCCCAATTCCTGCGGTCTGGCGAGACCACGACAATAACGACATGCCGATCGCAAATCTTTCTGATCTGCTCGCTATCGCTGGTGCCATCGCGCAACAGGTACAGACGGCCTACGCCGCTTCATGGGCGCGCAAGGCGGCGGTGGACGCCGCAACAACGATCGATGAGGTCAACGCAGTTTGACATCCTCCCCCGCCTGAAGGCGGGGGATTCCCACTTCAACGAAGCCAGCCAATGCGCACTTACATGCACACAGGACTTACAGCTTCTCGATGGGCTGACACCCCCAGTCCGGAGGCCAATACGTTGCGCGCAGCGTTCACGTCGCGGTCGTGGATTGATCCACATTCCGGACATACCCACTCACGCACGCTGAGCGGCATCTTTGCGCACGAGCCGCAGAACTTGTTGCCTTTCTTCCTGTTTTCCTCGGCTGAGACGATTCGCAAGTTGTCCTCGCAGTGCAGTCCGCAAACGAGTCGGCTGTTCAAAGGGACTATGTGGTCTACGGTTTTGCCGAGCGCCTTCGCCTGCCTGTATATGGCCGCAATCGCTTCCATGTCGGCCCATGGCGGCATGCGTTTCGATCCGCTGCGACGCATGGCTTTGTGGTTTCTTCGCTGCTGCCGAAGGTGTTCCGGGTCAGAGGACACGCCGCCTTTCCAAGCGTTGTTCTTCGCGCCAAGTGAATTCAGGCGTCTGCGTTCTCTGGCATCATCAGAGAGCTTCCACGTCTTGCCTTTTGTGCTTGACGGTTTGCCCTTCATGGCATCTCTATGCTTTTTCCGCACGTCTGGCGAGCTGGCAGATAAGGAATTTGCCTCTGACAAACCACGGGCAGGGATGCCCAGCTTGTTCATGAAGTTGCGCACCGCAAGCTCACTGCATCCAAAGAGAGCGGCAATCGCGCGACGGGGCTTTTTATCTACCCAGTACAGATGCCAAATGACTTCTTTGGGTATTGAGTGTAGAAGGAGTTTCTTTGTCATAAAGCGCGCCATTAGTCTCGAATATCACGCAAGTGTATCATGCGCAAAGAATTTTTCAAAACCGGAATCGGTAGGCGCGCTTGACTTCCATTCACATAGTATAATCGACCTGTGTAAAGATAGCAAGCCAAACGGAGGATGCGAGAGGAAGGGGCACGCTTCGCGTGCCGCGCTATCCCTCCCCGGCATGAATGCCGGGGTCTCTCGCGCAGAACGATGAAGCAACGCATCCTCAACCTGCTGATCGCGCTGGACCAACTGGCATGGGTGTTGCTCACGCTTGGCAAGGGCCACCCCGACGAGACGATCAGCGCCGCGTCATGGCGCATGGAGCAGCAGGGCAAGCTCGCGGGCCGCATCCTGCGTCCGCTGGAGCGCGATCACTGCTACCTGTCCTGGTTGTCCGAGGTGCGCGGCAAGCAGCTTCACCCGTCGTACCAGGCGCATTTGTAGTGCCAAGCATCGCAATATCGCCCCATGAGCGTCATCAAGATCGACAACTTTGGCGGCGAATTGCCCAGCGTGTCCCCGCGTGCGCTTCCGGCCAATGGCGCCCAGGAAAACCGCAACCTGTACTTGGGGACCAGCGAGTTTCGCCCGCTGGCCCAAGACACGTCCGTGGCATCGACGGCCAACGGCACCAGGACCCTGCACCGCTTCGCCCGTGACGCCTCGGGCAACTTCAACACCAACCCCTCAACGGGGTGGATTACCTCCACGCAGGAGCGCAGCTACGTCAAGGGCCAGATCAATGACGAGCGCACCGAGCGCACGTACCTGACGTTTGACGACGGTTCTGCCCGCCCTCGGGTGATTGATGCCACTGGTGCTGACCGACTGCTTGGTGTCCCCCGTCCTGCGTCTCTGGCGGTATCCGCGAACATTACGGACGAACTAACTTCCGAAGAGGCCAGCAACTTCCTGTACGGCGAGGCGGCGGAGGCCATCCGCGCCGCCATTGTGGCGTCGGCCATCGACCCCGGGACCAACGAGCCCAACTCCCGCCGCTCCGGCTCCACGATTCTGGGCGGGCCGTACAGCAAGCACGGGCTGTTCTTCAACAACGAGGCGGGCGTACCGTCGTTCGCCTCCACGCTCTGGTGGGTTCTTGTGGCTCGTGTCTCGGTTGAGAGAGCCACGACTCTCGGGCTGGACTACAACCGCCTGTCCGCCGTTTCGGACGGCACGAACGTCTGGATTCCGATCAACGCGCTGCCCTACATCTGGTCTGTCAACACCACTCAACTGCAAACCAAGCTGCGGGAGATTCAGTACCCGGAAGGCTCCGGCGAGAAGTCCGGCACCCAGCTGTTGGAAGACGCCAAGATTTCTTCTCTGGTCGAACAGGTCACCAAGGGTCTTGACCCCTCGACGTTTGCCAAGTCGCTGCGGGACGACCTGGACGGCACCGTCCGGGAGTTTGCGCGACTGCTGACTTCGGCCACGGTATCGACCGTAACAGCCAAGCCGGTTGAGCCGACCAAGCCGACGACCGCTGAGTGGGATTATTCCGGCGAAGGCGGCCCCGTTCGCTCGCAGGCATGGGTCGATTACGACAACGCCATGAAGGCTTACCGTGAGCAAATGGATGCTTACGAAAGATCCGCAGCGGATAACTCTCTGTCCCAAGCCGAGGTGCTAAACCGACTGCTTGAGTTGCAGTCCAAGGCCGCAACGCTGACGCGGCAGATCGAAGAAGCCTCCAACCGGCAGTATAGCCTGGCAACTGGCACGACCACATCGGCCTCGTCGTGGATCGACAGCATCGGCGGGGTCTCCGGGGTTATTGGTGAGACCGTTACCCGCATTATTGACACGCGCTTTTACATCGCTACGTTCGTGACGGACTGGGGTGAGGAGTCCGCGCCGTGCAAGCCCAGCGATCTGGTGGAGGTGGACCAGAACGACAGCGTGACCATCACGCGCCCCGTGCCGGCCTCAGGTGAGACGTTCGCCTCCCGGCACATCACCAAATGGCGTCTGTACCGCAGCAACTCCGGCAGCGAGACGGCGGCGTTTCAGTTCGTCGCGGAACTACCCATCGCCACGACAACCTACACCGACGACAAGAAGGCCGAAGAGCTGGGTGAGGTGTGCCCCACACTCACGTGGGACGAGCCGCCGTACCGGGCCGACCTCCAGTTCGATGGGTTCCCGCCCCCGGTCGTGGGCACCAACCCGTTCCTGCGCGGGTTGGTGGGTATGCCCAACGGCATCATGGCCGGGTTCTTCGACAACACCGTGGCGTTCTGCGAGCCCTACGTGCCGTATGCCTGGCCGGTTGAATACCAGATCACGACCGAGTTTCCGATCGTCGGCCTGGGCGTGTTCGGGCAGACGCTGTTCGTTGGCACGACGGGCAACCCGTACTTCATCTCCGGCGCCGACTCGGCCTCGATGAGCGCGCAGAAGCTCGATGCGCGTCAAGCCTGTGTGTCCCGGCGCTCCATAGCCAGCGTTCAAGGCGGCGTGCTGTACGCCTCCCCGGACGGCCTCTGCGTGGCGGACCCCTCCGGCGTCAAAGTGGTGACTTTGGGCCTGTTCACTCGCGAGGATTGGCAGAAACTCGACCCCGCGTCCATGATCGCGGCCAGTCACGAGAATATCTACTACCTGTTCTACACCGGGCAGGGTGGTGGGTGTCTGACGTTCGATCTGGCCTCCGGGAAGCTGGGGCGCGTTGATCTGCGGGCGACAGCCACCTACACCGACACGCTGACCGACACGCTCTACATCGCCAACGGGTCCAGTATCCAGGCGGTGTTTGGATCGGCCGCACGGCGCACCGGGCGCTGGCGCTCCGGCCGCGTGCCGCTCCAGGCTCAAGTGCCGTTTGCCTGGTTGAAGGTCTACGGGGACCAATCCGCATCGGCTCCGGTGACGGTGCGCTGGTACGGCGACGGCGTGCTGCGCCACACGGCGACCATCACCGACATCAACCCGGTTCGATTGCCGCCCGGCCGCTGGCTGGAGCACGAGGTTGAGGTCGAGTCCGCGGCCCGCGTGACGCGCCTGGTGATGGCGGGCAACACCCAGGAGCTGCAAGCGGTATGACGACGACGCGACGCGATACCGGGCTGGCGAGATTGCCAGCGTTGCCGCCGGTCAACGCCCAAGACCCTTCACTTCGTAACTGGATGAACGCCGTTGCGGAGCGGCTGGAAGTGCGCGAGGGTTCCCGTGGCAACCCGTTCGAGCGGGCCGTTACGGTGCGGGAGCTGAAGGAGGCCACCAACGGTCTCATCGAAATCACCAACAACATCAACGCCGCGCAAGGTGGGGCTATCAACGTCCCGCTGACCAACGGGCTAGTTGCCTCCGTCAACATTGATCGGTTCATCGACTCCATCCGAAACAGCCGCCTGTACCGCGATCTAATGCGACGGCTGGATGATCCGAACCGGTTTGATGATGTTGTGAAGGAGGTGCGCGACGTTCTGCTGCGCAGCATCTCGGAAGAAGCCGCCAAGCGTGGCGCGGATGTCCGCAACCTGGAAACCAAGATTCAGGACTTCAACCGCTCTCTGGCAACGGCCATCCGCGAGGTGACGGCCTCGCTGGAGAACAACGCGGCAGGGGTGCGTGAGACAGTCTACGCCTTTGCCAACCAGTCCTCGGCGCAGGCGGGCAAGATCACCCAGCTGGAAGCCAGCCTTGGCAACTACTACCAAGACGGCCAGCCGGGGCGGGCGGTTCTGGAGCAGCAGTTGGGCGTCTTCGCTGACCGCATCAATGGTCTGCGGGCGCAGTACACGCTGAAAGTTCAAGCCGGCGGTGCGCTGGCAGGGTTTGGTCTGGCTGCTGAAGAGGTCAACGGGGTTCCGTCATCGGCGTTCCTCATCTCCGCCGACAAGTTCGCCATTGTCACGCCCGGCTACAACAAGGGTCTGACCAACAACCCGAGCGCCCTCAACCCTGCGGACGGTGGCATCCCTTTCGGCGTGGACGCCAATGGCATCTACCTGAACAACAACGTCTACATCCGTGGCACGACGATCATCGACGCGGGTGGTAACCGGGCTCCGCTGTCCGACGGGCTGCGGGGTTCCCTGAACATTTCAGTCACGACGGGGACGTGGAGCGATACCGCTGCGCGGCAAGCGATCTGGTCGGCCTTGGGCCGGAGTGGGTCGGCCACCGACAACCGCCATCTGGTCATCGGCGACACAGTGACGTTTACTGAGGCCGCGACCTCCACAGACGCCACAGTCAGGGCCAACGCCACAAAGTATTGGGGTGGGTCGTCCTGGTTGACACCGGGCGTGGTCATCAACGGCAACTTGCTGGTGGATGGCTCGGTCGCTGCGCAGAAGATCGACACCCGTGGCCTGACGGTCCGCGATGCCAACGGCAACGTCATTCTCGGTTCGGGGACCAATCTCGACTGGGCGTTTATCCGCAACCAGCCGGCGGGTATCTACAACAGCAACATCACGCTGAATGCCAACGGCACCCTGAGCGGAGCGGGTGGTGGGCAGGTGACTCTTAACGGACTTGGCGCCGGGGCGCTGGCCACCAAAAACGATGTCCGTATCGGCTCAGAGGTGAAGTTTCCGGACGGCTCGACCATGCAGGTCGGGGATTTTGTCAGTCGCCTGTCTAGGATCAACGACCAGAACATCAGCACATTCATCAGCGCGGGCGCCATCGGGAACGCCTACATCGGCAACGCAGCCATCGACAGCGCCAAGATTGCAAACGTCATCCAATCGAACAACTTTGTCGACGGCTCCAGCGGATGGCGCATTACAAAAGACGGCACGGCCAGCTTCAACCGACTCGCGCTGTATGGCTTTGTAACTGGCGGGGTGTTTGTTCCGGACAGCGGTTATGCGACGGTGACGCATAACTCCGGCAGGTACCCAATCGTCATGCTCTGGGCAGATGAAGCCACTGGTATCCCATCTCTGTCAAACGTGACGACAACCAGCTTCTCTATCTACCTAACCAAGACGAACGGCGGTGTCGTCTACTACGCCTATGTCTAAAACACTCGTCATATACGACTCCGTTGGTCGTATTTTGCGTACATGCGATGGCGTCTACGGAGACCCCAGCCTTCTCGTCACAGAGGGCGAGTCGTTCGTTTTGATCGAGTCCCCCAAAGACGGGATGCTCGACATCGCCATGAACATGGTTGATGGCGGAGAGGTTGTCCCGCTACCGCCGAAGCCGTCGGAAGATCATCGGTTCGATTACGTCAACAAGACTTGGGCGCTGGATCACAGCCGGCAGTGGCGCAAAGTTCGCTCCAAACGCAACCAACTCCTCCAAGAGTCCGACTGGACCCAGCTACCCGACGTGCCCATCGCCACCAAAGATGCGTGGGCAGAATACCGCCAAGCCCTGCGGGATGTGACCGAGCAGGCGGACCCGTTCAACATCGTGTGGCCACAGCCGCCAGGCTGACGCACCAAGCATGGCACCCTGATGTGCCATGACCTCCCACGTCCTGGATTACGACCTGGATTCGGTTCTGCCGTTTGTGCAGACCCGAATGGGCGGCCTGGATCGCAGCGAGCGCATGACGGCCATAGGCCTGCGCCGCAACGGCGAATTGGTCGCGGGCGTGATCTACGAGGGGTTCAATGGCCACAACATGTGGGCGCACGTCGCGGCAGAGCCGGGGCGTCGCTGGCTGGTGCGTGAATACCTGTTCGCCTGCTTCGCGTATCCATTCATCGTCTGTGGCGTGGACCGTCTGAGCGGGTACGTCAACGCCAGCAACGCCGAGGCGCGGCGCTTTGATGAACACCTGGGGTTCAAGGAAGAGGCCCGCTTGCGCGGCGCCGCGCCGGACGGCGGTGACGTGATCTTGTATGTGATGTGGCGCGATGAGTGCCGATACCTAAAGAGGTGCTGAGATGGGTCGCTGGCATACACATGATGCAGATATGCTGCCGCTGGAGGCATTCCAGCCGCGATTCGGGCGGCGAGGAAGCATGCGGCTTTACGGCGGCAAAGGCAACAGTGCCCCGCCGCCGGATCCGAGGCTCGTCGAGGCGCAAATCAAGAGCCTGGGCATCCAAGACAGCGCCATCGAGGGCGTGCTGCAACTCGCCCGGGAAATGCAGCCGATCCAGAAGGAGCAGATGCAGTTCGGCCTGGATGCGGCCCGTACTGCGTTCAACCAGTCGCAAGACGATCGCGGGTGGATGCTGGGCCGGCGCAAGGCGCTCTCCGGCATGCAGGACCAACTGATCGATGATGCCAAGAGCTTCAACACCGAGGATCGGCGCGAACAGCTTGCCGGCCAGGCCATCGGTGATGTTCGCCAGGCTTTCAATGTTCAGCGCGACATGGCCGGCCGGAACATGGCGCGCATGGGCATCAACCCCAACGACGGCAAGTTTGCGGCGATGCAGTCGCAGATGGGCATTGCTGAAGCGCTGGGCCAGTCCCAGGCCGCCAATGGTGCACGCGACCGTGCCCGCCAGGAAGGCTACGCGCTGACCGACCGGGCCACCAATGCGCTGGCTGGATACCCGGCCATGGGCATGCAGGCGACGGGGCAGGGCGCACAGTTCGCAGCATCGGGCATCAACCTGGCAAACCAGGGCGCGGCCGGCATGATGAGTGGCTTCAACACCGCGGGCGGCATGGCCGGTCAGATGGGCAACAACGCCACCAATATGTGGGGGGCGCAGGCCAACTACCACGCCAACATGCAGCAGGACGATAGCCTGGGCGGGATCTTGGGCGGTGTGGGCGGTCTTGCGATGGGGCTTGGCAAGAGTGGTTTGGGCTTGGTTTCCGACCGCCGTCTGAAACAGGACATCGAGCTCGTGGGCCGCGACGAGCGCACCGGCCTGAACCTGTACGAGTTTGGCTACATCGACGACCCCGACATGCGCCGCTACCAGGGCGTGATGGCCGACGAGGTGATCGCCTACGACCCGCGCGCCGTGTCGTTTGACGAGCACGGCTACGCCAGGGTCGATTACGCCCGGCTGGGCATCCCGTTCAAGGAGGTGGTGTGATGGCCCGCCGGCGCAGCAGCGTGCAGGATTTCCTGACGAATTTCAACATGGCCTATCGCCTGGGCAGCCAGGTCGCCCAGGACATCGAGCTCGGCCGCATCGCGGACGCCAAGCCGGAGCAGATGCAGGGCTTCACGACGGACCAGGCCGATCAACTGCGCGCCGCGGCCGATTCTGGGCAGTACGACATCGGCATCAAGACCAAAGAGGACGGCACGTTTGACAGCTACACCGTGACGCCGAAGTCAGACCCGAGCCAGACGGGCACGATCGGCATGCAGGGGGTCACGGACTTCCTGGGTCAGCGCACCGCCGGCACCATGACGCAGGACCAGGTGGATGCAGCGCGTCAACGGGCCATGGCCGGTGTGGTCATGCGAGCCGATCCGGTCCGTGGCATGGGCATGATGCGCGACATCACGCGCGACGAGCGGGACGCGGAGCGCTACGGCTGGGAAAAGTCCCGCAACGTGCGTCAGATCCGCCTGGATCAAGAAGCGGATGCGGACAAGGCGCTTTTGAAGCAGGTGGACACGGAGGTGGGGGATTGGTTCAACCAGCGCCTGGCCAACCCGGACGGGACGCAGCGCGCCGCAACGGTGGACGATCACCTGGCCGCGAGCCAATACCGCGCCTCGCTTCTGATGGCGGCCGGCAAGACCGATGCCGCCGGTCAGGTGATGAAGGACTACAACGCGCAGAGCCTGGTCAAGATCCAACTGGAGAGCGCGCAGCGCACAGAGGCGCTTGGCAAGACTGCGGCGGCCCTGGCTGCTGGAGATCTGGGTGCGGTGCGCGACTTCTACAACCAGTACATCCCGGACGGTGCGCGCGTCACCGACGTGAAGCAGGGCGCAGATGGATCCGTCGTGATTCAGCGCGAACGCCTGGACGGCACGCCGTTGCCTCCCACGACAATGAAGGACACCGGTCAACTGCTGGCGGCGCTCAACACGTTCAAAGACCCGATGGCTCTCTACAACTGGAGCCAAAACGAGTTCAAGAACAACCTGGCCATCAAAGCGGATGCGCGCGCCGAACGGGCTGACGCCCGGGCCGGCGCAGCAGCCGCCCGCACCGCGGCCGAGGATGCGCGCACCCGGGAAGAGGCCAAGGCCAAGGCAGACGCGGCCGTCGCGCTGTTCAAG